TTCTGTTTCCGAGTTTTTTACCTCCTCCAGATTCAGATGTTGCAGCAGATCCTCTACTTTTACTTTGTTCTTCAGTCTTCATTAGTTTTAGCGTATCTGCGTCAACTTGCTGCTTAACGTTCTGTCCTATGTTATTTTTATAACCAGCAGGATCAGCTAGTAGCCATAAAGCTTCTGCAATTAAATCATGTCTTGGTTCTACCCATTGGTATTTTTCAAGTAAATGACCTAACATGTTAGTTTGTTTACCACTAACGGACGGATAATTTGATTGTACAAGTCCTGCATAAAGCATGTTCTGTGTTTTGTTATCTAAAGAAAGACCATTAAGTTTTCCTTTTTCTAATGCTGAATATACACTTTCAATATACTGTTGAGACTGTGCTGCTCTTTTTTTAGTAGCTTCTTGTTGTTGAGCAATCTTTTGGTTGACAATTTGCTGTTGCATATTATCTAACTTAGGTTTGAATTGCTTTGCTTTCTTTTCTAAATCTCCACGGTCTTCTAAACTGTTGATTTCATCTTCAATTTCTTCAACCGTACCATAATTTGTAGCTTGCAAGTAAGTTCTGATAGCATGCTTCTGACCATTTTCTTTAGTTATATCTAAGTCTATAACTTCTTGAGTTTGTGCTAATGCTGAAAACATTCCTTTCATGTCAGTTCCACCACTTGCTATATACTCATATGCTTGTTGCATCTCTGGAGGTAACTGCTGAAAGAATTCTTGTGGTAACTTTTCAGTGATCTCTTTTTCATAGCTATTCATGTTAGCTTCTATAAGCTCTTGAAAATCTTTAGCTGAATAAGAATCAATAGATTCAACTTCACCTTTGTCATTCTCAAAAGGAACTAATAGCCCTTTATCAATTAAAGCTTTAGCTGCTGTAACTAATGCTGTAGGTCTACCACCTTTATTGCCTTCTACTTCATCAGCAAAGTCTTGTACTTCTTCAGGTATTTTTAGAGCATCATCTACTGATTCTCTAGTAATAGGTTCTCTACCTTTTTTACCTTCTTCTGATTCTTCATCAGGTTTATCCGTTGCAGGTTTTTCTTCTGCTTTGTCAAGGAACGTAGTATCTGGTACTATAGGACTAAAAACGCTTTTCTTAGTTTCCTTATCACCATCTTCTGCTGTCATGACTGTTTCTGCAGAAGTACCTAAAATTTCAGCTAGTGTTTCTTTATCAATTTCTTCTACACTAGTATTCTCGTTATTTTCTGTACTCATTTTATTGGTTTAATTAATGACTGACTATAATAATATACACAATTTTAAGAAAAATAAATATTTAAAATTTAAAAAAGTAAAATAATTAAAAAAGATTTCCCCATTATATGGCTATGATTTTTTATCATCCTTTTTTCGGGCTTTTAAATCATACTGATTTTTGTTTTCTCTTGCTATTTCTAAATCTTTATTTTTCATATCTCTCTTCAAAGACATTTCTTCTCTTTTCATATTCATCTTCTGAGCTTGATTTGCTCTATTATCATTTACTTTTTCTTGCTGAATGTTTATCGTTTCTTGATACTGTTCAGTTTTCTTAAGTTTTTCTAGATTATCTACAAAGTCTGATTCTTTATTTTCATTCAGATCTTGCATAGCTCCATAACCGGAAGCTCTAATTTCTGCAACCATAAGATCTTTTCTGCGTTCTTTCTCTGCTTCACGCTCTTTAGAATCAATTTCCATTTGTTTTTGTTTCTCTGCACTCTGCGCTGCTTGTTGTTGCATTTGTTGAGCCTGAGCCATTTCTTGTTGTTTCTCATCAGTAGCTTTCTGCTCAATACGTTTTAAAGTAGATGTAAGCGTACCTAAAGAGTCAGCTTGTATTATTTCACCTAAATCATAAATAGATGCACCAGTAGTGTTATTCTGAGCAGCCATTTGTTTCATTTGTTCTAATGCAGCTCTATGGTTAGCTTTAGTTGTACAATAAACATTAAGATCTCTAAGCATTAAATCTGTCCCGTTTATTTCAAAGTTTACTCTTTCATCAAGACTAGTCATATGTTGTAATCTTACAGAAGGTTTGGTTGAATGATACCATTGTGCTAAGTCAGTACGCATTTGATGAACTCTAGGCATTAAGTGATCTGAGTGTTGAACAAAATGCATTTCTGTTTGGGCATAAGATCCTGCAACAGCTTGTTCAACTCCTGTTGCTGTATTAGTTTGTCCTATTTGCTGACCAAGTCTTTGAGGGCTAACACCAACTACTTCAAAAGCTTGCTGTTTAAAAAACTGAGCTAATTGTATTCTAGACATTAGTCTTTGTGTTTGTGAAAGATCTAATTGCTGGAAATGCTGAAAGTTAAGTGCATTCTCTGTGTTAGTAATAGATGTATCAAGAGGAAGCATACTAAAGTCTTTCATAGCTACGTATGCTTTAGCCAAGTTTCCTTTGCCCCAATCTTCTCCAAGAGAATGTTTAGGTAATGTATTCTGGTCAAGCATTACAACAGTTCCAATTTCATCAACTAGTATATCACTAATTTGATTGTTTACCATGTTATAGCCAATTTGAAAAGGCTTCATACTATCTACTAAAGATTTAGATCTAGCATTCCTATCTGTAAATACTCTTCCTTCTACAGGAAGTTTACATCCATATAATGTATTATCACCTTTGAATTGAAATTTTAAAGGCTTTATATTGTTTTGATTTATACCTAAGTATATAGGATTTATACCTCCAGTGTTTTCTGCACCTAAAAATGTTGGAGCATTAGGGCCAATCTTAACACCACCCCAAACATGATTAATCCAAACCCATTCTATATGTTCACCAAATAATAAATTCTGTTTAGTTTTATTTTTAATCAAAGAAGTATTATATACTGCTTTATCAGTAATGTGATACTCTTCAGATACAATCTCAGAAGTAACTTCACCTACTTCATTAACTTTAGTAAGATGTCCTACCTTTCTTTGTGATTTCCAATATGCATGAGTAACTCGCAACATGGTAGGAGCACCATCAAAATGATAATCTTCACTTTCACCTAAAATCCATTCTACTATATCGCCACCATTTGAAACAAAATTATCTCGCATTGATGTTAACTGTCTATATTGTAAAGAAGGAGAACCAGTATTCCAATCATGTGATTTAGTAGCATCGTAATATGTACCGTCATTTTGCCATCCTGTAATAGAATAACCTGCCGCAGTTATTGGATAGTTTTGTTGTAATGAAGATAATTGACCTTCATTCATCAAATAACCAAACTTATCAATAACATCAGCTACTGAATACATTTCAGTTTTACCAACCCATGATCCTTCTGATATATACCTTCTGTCTGGAGACTTGTGATAAAAAGTTAATACGGGATTCCAAAGCTCTACATTGTAATCATCTTCAAGCATATTCATATGCCAAAATTCTCTATCTGCAATAAGCTTATCTCTAAAACCTCTTTCCTCTAGTTCGTCAAGCTTAAATCTTTCTTCATCGATTTTATATTGTTTTTGAGCCCACTTCTCTGCAATGACTTCATAATCTTTTGCATAAAAATCTTGTATCTCAGGAAGACTTCTTAAACTTTCAGGCTGCATTTTCTCTTGCATCATTTTTGCAATCTCAGGATCTTTAGGATCTGCACCAGCCTCAATCATTTGAGTAAGAAGCTTTGATTCAGCCATTTTAACTAAAACGCTTTCAATCTCTGATTTCTTATTCTCTATTATTTCATTATGAGTATATTCATCAACTGCTCTAAATGTTATTGTTTTATTCCTTTTTGCAAACTCTGCTGTTAATGTATCAACCACATTAGGTATGATGGGATAGAATTTTAGTTCAAGAGCATTGTCTTCAGAATCTTGAGATAACTGAGCAACAACATCTTTCATTTCATTATCCTCTTCTACAACGTAATCATTTCTATCTATAATACCATTAGCTAGTTTATAATTTTTCATTAGCCTTCTAGCATTTCTACGTATCTGTTTTAGACCGTTCCATTCTAGCCAATCCATGTTCCAAGCAGCCCATGAATCATCTTTTTCTTTATTAGATATAAACTGTAAGGGTTGACTTACACTCCAGAGTCTGTTCTTCTCTGCTTTTTTTCCTTTCTTGAGATCTAAGGCATTTAAAATTTTCATTAGCGTCTGCGTTTAAATGGAGAGCGTATTCTACCACTGTTTTTAAATGATTTATGTTTACCTAAATTACGAAATGCTCCACTCTTTAATTTATACAAATTTTGTGACTTATCCAAGTTTGAATATACCTCATTTTCAACTCTAAGAGGCTTATGGACATTTGATTGTTGAATTTTAACAAAAGCAATTAATGCTGCTAATGCTATTAAACGGTCAACATTGACTCCAGGCCTGTAAGCTTTCATTTCAATTAAAGCCATAGGATCTGGTAATCTTCTTATACCATAATACTTCTTTATTATAGTCCCATCTTCTTCTATATCTTCATCAACAACTTCTTTAAGCCATTCTATTAAGTGACTTAGAAGATTGGTTTTAAATATTGTTCCTGTGTTCTTCCAGCCAAATTCTTGATAAACATTTTTATTAGCTTGTGCTTCTTTTAAGAATAGCATTTGATTTTTAGGAACTAAGTAATTTTGTTTACGCTCTTTTATCATATACAAAATAAATAGAGAGATGTTATTCTCAACTATCGTCCATGCATTGTACCATTCTATTATTAAACGTAATCTTTTATGTGTTTCGTTTATATCATCAAATCTTCCGCACCAAGCTGCAACAATTTTATCGCCTTCAATAAAATTTTCTATTCCATCTTCTGTATAACGTTTAACTTCAGTAGCTGTCTTATATACATATATAGAACATAAAGATTCTGATGTAGTTGTCTTACCTTCAGATACAGGGTCAATTGACGCTAAGTATTGGCCCCATGCGGGATCTTTGTCTGGTCTTTCCCAAACAACTATACTCCCTGTTTTATCTTCTTGATTAAGTTTTATTGGAAATGTAGATATTGGTGCTTTATTAGTTTTTTTAATTGATATTTCACCATCTAACGTTTCATCAAGAGTTATTAATTCATATGGGTATTCTTTCTCTTCAATATTCCTAGTTTGACTCTCAACTAAATTTAATGGAAAAATAGATTCTTCCCTGGCCATTAAAGCTTCTTCTATATTTCTAGGATGCTGTGATATCCTTAGCTGATATAATTCAGGACGCAAATCTTTTTTCCATCTAGCAAATGTTTCATCTAAACTCTTAAGTGCATCTTCAACTAAAGAATTACCATTCTCATCAATATGAGGAGGCATGCCCCATTGTTCAGGTATAAACAATCCTGATTTACCGATGCTGCCTTTGTCATCTAATAAATCTGTATCTACTGCATATATTCCATTTTCTGTAGGATATCTTGTAAACTCTTCTAAAGGTTTGCAATCTTCTAATTTACCAACAGATCCAGCAGCTATAAACATTCCAGTTGTAATATCACCTGCTTGCATTGCAGGACGAACAAACTCAAAAGTTTTATCCATGTGAGGAGCAATACCGGCTTCTTCATAAAAGAAATATGTACAAGGACCACCAACACCTTTTGTAGCAGATTGCTCAAAAGACATACCCTGAATCATTCCTTTTAAACCAACTTCTTGTTTTCTTCCGTTTTGTGTTGTTTCAATTTTTTGCTGCCATGTTAATACTTTACTAGGATTCATAGGTCTATACCATCCCGTATTTGTATTTAAGAAAGCTTTATACTCATCTAAAAATTTCCATGACCCATTGATGTTTATGTAATCTTTAAGACTAGCACCTATTTTTAGTATGGGACCTTCTTCAAACCATATTTGATTTATAAATTTACCCATATGATAATATGATGATGCTATCTGACGTTTCTTTAAAATAGAAGCATGCTTATAATCTAATTCTGCCAAACATTCATATAAAGACATATGAAGTTGTACATCCCATACTAAAGGAAAATCAAACTTCTTTTTAATCTTATCATAGATAGGGAGGAAGTTAATCCACATGTAATAATCTCTTGGTAAATAAAAGACTCTTTTATTATTATGTATTATAACGCCCTTTCTACATTTTTCTTTTTCATGATCCCAATACTCAATAAAATCTTTACTCCTATATGTAGCCATACAGTAGATGTCATTATTTTTTCTAAAAGATCTAGCTTCTTGATTAAAAAGTTTTGAAGATTCGTCAAGATTGTATTTACCAGGTTCTTTAAAAGTACTTTTAACAAAATCGTAAAAGTCTTTCCGGCTGCTAAACTTGGTAGTAGACCAAAGTTCTTTAGCTTTTGGATTTCCGTATGTAGGAATATTATATTCAGAATTATTCTTCATTTATTGTTGTAAGTATTATTAACAAAGGCCCTAAATATAAAGTATGATCATTTATATCAAGGACTTCTTTTTCTTCATCCTGATTAATACCTATACCTTCGTTATTATATACTCTATATCCAAAAAGAA